ATCGTTTTGTCCTCCTTTTTGCGGATTTTGTTTTTAATTATGTCAGCATCTCCCTGGCTCAGCTGATGCCGTACATGGTTGACCACAAGCACATTGCCGTCAAGAACAGGTTCAACCTTACCTTGAATCTGGTCACAGAAGCCATTAGCAAGGCATTCTTCAGCAGTAAGCCAGGTGCTGTTTTTCATCATGGTTTCCAATTCTTTTTCGCTGAGCTTGCAGCGCTCCTTATAAGCTGCCACAATACTAGCCTTGACAGGCTTAAGCATTTCAATAAGCTTACCCAGCTGTTCAGCGTTGGCAGGCTCTGCCAGGCAGACCATGGGGTCATGAATCATCATCATAGCGTTAACTGGCATGAGGATTTTTTTGCCGGCCATAGCAATGATTGTTGCAGCGCTGGCCGCCAAACCATCAATCATCACAGTGGTATCACCGGAGTAAGATTTAATCTGGCTGGCAATGGCGTGTGCAGCGAAAACATTGCCGCCGTTGCTGTTGATACGGATGCAGACCGGCTTGCCTTCCAGCTTAGCCAACGCATCAGCAAAGCCTATAGGGCAAACATCGCCACTGCTGTCATACCAAGGCTTTTCGCTGACGATATCGCCATAAATACGGATTTCAGCAGTGTTTTCGGATGCTTTGTTGATAATCTCCCAAAATGGTTTACTTTTCACTATCGTTTCCACCTCCTTCCTCAGTCTTTACATTCTGATGAAGCGGATAATTGAGGCCATTGCCTTGCCAATGCTTGTGTTCAGCTTGCAGCTGTGCAATGTTTTCCTCGTATTCCGTGCCTGTAATTTCGGCAGATTCCTGTTCACCGGTACTGAAGCCATAATCAACACGCAGCTTAGCAGCCTGAACCTCTTTCACTGGGTCAAGCATGCCCATAGTCGGACCATACCAGGACGCGCGACTCCATGCCTTACGCAGCAGCGGGTCACTAAAATAGCCAGGCGCTTGGATACGTCCAATAGCCACCGCCTCAGCCAACCAACGCTCATACACCGGCTGACAAAAATCCCTTGCAAACCAGATGCGCCGCTTCTTAGCGACTGCCTGAAACTGCAGCAAGGCACCGCGTGCAGCACTGTACGAGCTTTGGAAGCGCGACAAAAGCACTTCCGATGGAATTTCCAGCGCCGCGCCCACCTGAGAAATCAGTGCATTGACGAATGCTTCAAAGGTGGACAGACTGCGATTTGCATCCACGGTCTGTACCTCATAGCCAGGCGGCAGCTCGTTCATCGTACCGGCGCCCAGCTCAAAGGTATACTGGTCGAAAGCAACCTTTTCATTCTCGCCAAAGGCCTCCGGCAAAGCATTGGGAAGCCCTTCACCTGCGTCCTGCGTTTTAAAGAACAAAGTGAAATAGCTTTTAATGATTGCAGCAGTAAGCTCCGCTGTGCTATAACGGTGCATCTGCTTCAATTCCTCTATTGCCGGTGCTAAAATCGGCACGCCGCGGTACTGCTCCGGTCTTTCCTCATGACTGATTTGCAGGATGTTGGGCGTACCTGTTTTGCGCCCAAAGGCTTCCACGCGCACCCATTTTATGCTCCTGCTTTCCGTCGGGTCATAAGGCACCCGGTCAGCAACCCAATAGGCTACAACGGCACCATCCGTATTGATTTCAACACCATTAATAATCCTGTTGCCATTCTTGGGATTACGAACCTCCACCTCATTAAGCGCACCAATAAGACTATAGGTATTAGGATTGCAGACACGGCTTGCTTCAAAAAGCTGTATCTTGGTGGTATAAGGATTATCGCCTAAGGCCTTACGATATTTAATCGCCGCCCAGGCATCTCCGTCCACAATAGACGATATAAAAGCAATATCCTGCATATCGTAAAAGTTGTGTTTGCGATACAGGTCACACTCTACGCTCTGCGCCTACAAATTAAACTCTGCCTTAGTGTGCCTGCGCCATTCAGCAGCTTCCTCCGGGCTCATGCCTAACAAACGATAATCCGGACAAGGTGAAGGCACAAGGCCAGCGCCAACAACATGCGTCCTGTAGCGATTGATGGCAGCAGCGCCAACGGGACTGTTGATGGCCATATCAGCACTGCGGTTGCGCAGGATGTTCAGATTTACGTCAACATCACTTTTAGGGCTGGACCTTATCGGCCAGTAACCACGCATAGCTTGTTTTTCGGCACTGGCACCACCGTTGCTGTAGCCTGTGTTTAATACAGGCCTGAGGATGATGCCAGTGGGCCGCTCCTGTGTTAAGGTTTGGCCAGTAGGATGTCTGGCCTTACGATTGTAGGGTGTTCGTTTCTTACTCATTTCGTAGCCTCCTGTTTGATTTGAGCGCTAATCACGGAAAAGCACTCTTTTTGCACGCCTATATCCTTCAGATGCAGGCGCATTATCGTCTTCAGTAGCGCCCATGGCTCGCAGGCGATTTATTTCAGCCTGAATGGCGCTAAGGTCAGCGCGCGTCAGCAGCCTATTGCCAATGCGGTAGCTCTGACCGGTGGCCAGAATAGCCTGCTCCGCCTTCAGGTACTGGCGATAGCGTTCGTTCAATGCATTGCTCATTCTGTTCTCCTTCCTCGTTTTATGCAGCCATAGCGTTTCTGCGGCTTGGCAGCAGGTGCAGGAGCCGTCGCCCCGCCTGCCTCGCCATTGCTGCCCTGCGCCAGCATAGCATCCAGCTTTTCAAAGTTAGGTGCAATACTGCGCATGCAGGCAAGATTATACACAGCAAGGTCCAGCGGCTCATTGCGCTTATCCTTGGCTATGTTCGTCCACTGAAAAACAACTACGCCGTTTTTCTTACGCGGCACCAGCTCCTCGGAAATCAGACCGCGAAAATAAATGCGATCATAGCCACGATTGGCATAAGATTCTATGACAGCATCACTGCTCAGGCTCTTAGCGTCAGTTTTTACCAGACCTTGCAGCGCTTCAACGAATTTTTTCATCCGACGCTTATCATCTAGAGGAAAATGCATGTATTTAGCTCCCTGGACCTCAATGCTAAGACGGTCCATAATTTGCTGCTTGCCCGTATCTGTGCCGATGAACACCAAAGGAATGGAGCTGTTACGCATTTGCTTTTTGCCAATCTTGGCAACAAGGTCTTCGTTGGCCATGTTTGAGCCTTTGATAGCAAAGCGTTGACGGAAACGATTCTTAAAGCAGTAGGCATATACGTAATCAGTATAGTGACCGCCGCAGTCAATAAAGGTTCTGGCGATTTTCAGCCCTCGCCCATTGGCAAATTTATAGGTTTTGTCCAGGACGCGGTCTAATTGCTCCCATACTTCGGGACTGTCAGGAACGCCCAGAATAACGCCTTTGCGTATACCCCAGCGTTCTTCACCATGCCCCCAGCCTGCAACCTCATATTCAAGGCGGTTATCCTGCGTATCCACCGCCGCCGTCAGCAGCAGAACGCCTTGCGGCAGCTCAGCGCCATAATCCTCGCGCCGCTTAATGAAGATATCCTCACTCTCGAAATTGCCTTTACGCTCGTAAGATTCACCGAAACGGGTATTGTATATTACCTTCTCACGCTCCGGGTCGCCTTCTGCCTCCAGCCATTCCTTCATGACATCATTCCAGCTAATCCAGGGGCTTGTCCAGCAGTTCACGAAGAAGCTGCGCGTATCGGTGGCAAAAGCTGCAGGGTTTTGCGCTACATACTTCTGTGCGGCGTTGCGCATGTCGTTCTCGCTAAATTCAAAGCCACAATCAGGGCAAATCCATTTCACTGATCTGACAACAACATGCTTTTTGTTATGTTCCTCGCTGCTGTCGAAGTCAGCAAGCATCTGCCTGTGTGTAAGAAGGTGGTATTCGCCACAGTTTGGGCACTGATGCTGCCATTCCTCCTGCGTACCAGTCATATACTCGTCATCAATACGGCTAGTGCCTTTTATCGTCGGAGTGCTAAAAAGTCCAATCACCCTGTTAAAGTAGGTGGTAGTTCTCTTCGCCGCCAAATCAACAGGGTCGCCCTCTACGCCGGCACTATCCGGGAAGCGGTCAACCTCGTCGCAAAGCAAAATACGTATAGGCTTTGATGCAAGGCCGCTTGGGGCGTTCGCACCTGCTATAATCAGCCTGCCGCCAGTGAAATACTTGCTCATGATGGTGTTGCTGGTATTGCGGCTTCTGTTTTCGCGGAAAATGCCTTTCAGGCTTTTGGTGGCTTCAATCATGGGTGTGATACGGCTCTTGGAAAAATCCTCGCCGTCGCTCAACGTAGGCTGAATCATCATCATGGTGCAGGGGTCAAGCTGCGCAAAGCGGCCAATGACATTGTTCATGATATCGGACTTTCCCACCTGCGAGCAGCTCTTGACAACAACACGATGCACGCCCTTATCCGTGAAGGCATCCATGATGCTGCGCTGATATGGTGCTCTGTCGGTGCGCCATCTGCCCGGTTCTGCTGATTCCTGCGGCAGCATGCGGTAGGTATCTGCCCATTCGCTGACAGTAGTTTTGAGTGCCAGCTTAAGGCCATTGTTGAAAATGCGGCGCAAAAGCAATACTGTTTTCTGAGCACACATGCTAATCGCCCTCCTTCTCATCAACAGCATCAAACATGGTCGGTGTATAATCCCTGATTTCTTCCAAACGTCCTTCAACCTCCATGCTCAGCAGCTCTTCAATCTCAGGCTTGCTCTTTCCAAAAAGCAGCGGTGCCATTTTCGACGGAATGCCGCGTATCTGATTGCGGAAGTTGACCAATATTTCCGTCAGGACAGCCTCTACATCTGCAGCATCGTGCATCTCGCGCCGCTTTTGAGCCAGCTGGATTTCCGCCAGCTCTCTTTTAGCTTTTTCATGCAAAGCTTTTTCCTTCATCAGGTCAACGGATTCATCAGTTTTGTATTTATAGGCATAATATTCAGCGATAACCTCCGGCAGAAGGTAGTCGCCTTCCGCTTCTCTGGTAAGTATTTCTTCGTCTGCCAGCTGACGTACACGTCTGTCAGTGATGCCCAGCAGGCGTGCAAGCTCCGCGCCGGAGCCTCTTGGTACTATTTTTTTCGCCATGAACATCACCTCCTTTGCTGTTTGTCCACTGTAGGCAATACAAATCCGCTAATAAAATGCACCGCTTCGGTCTATTTTACAGCCTAGGCGGTGCGGAAATTGAGAATGGCAAAAGTGGAAATGCTGTCCAGTCTAAATTTCCGCTTTTTGCTTTCCTAACAGACTATGAAATTGTCGACGAAAAATTTTTGCGTATTAGTGGAAGTCAAGAAAAAATTTTGCGCCTTTAGGGCATGTCCGAATTTTGCCATGCGGAAGGAAATGTGATTTTTTAAATTCACAGCTAGACAATTTCCGGGAGTTCGCCGACCCGCAGGCTTTTTATTTTCCCGGAAGAACCTAGTCCCCCTGTCCGCAAAACGCGGACAATAGAAAAGCCGCTGACCAATAGGCCAACGGCTCCCGCTATGCTTTTCTCTCACGCTTTCGCTATTATACATTATAGCACCGATTCACCCTCGCATTCTATCGCATCTTTCAAGAATACTGTTTAAACCTTTGGCATGAAGCTTATGTACATGTTGCCATGTATAGTTAAGCTCTGCTGCTATACGTTCCCACTTCTGATAGTTCAGGTAACGTCTTTGCATCACAAGGCGCATTGGTCCCATCGGCAGCAACGCAACTAAAGCCCGGACTTCTGCCAGCTGGGCGCACAGCTCATTGCAGCACTCTGCAATAATCTTTTCCTGCTCAATTATTTTCGCTACGGAATTTTCCAGCTTTTGGGCATTGCCACTACCGCCGCCAGGCGATTGGCTATAAGCAGGCGTTACCTTCTGCGCAAGGTTGCGCAGCTCCTGCAGCTTATCCAGCTCTCCCTCCAATGTGCGCTGAGCATACATAGCGCCTTTCAGCTTTTCTTTTAGTTCTTCTTTAGTCATACGTTGCCCTCCTGCCGGTTTTGATAATCTGCATGCAAACTTAAAAATTTATTATGGGTATTTTCCTAGGGTTTTATATTCTTAGAGGTTAATTTTCGCCTTTTAATCGTCTTTCACATATACGCATATCTCTAGCCTAGGTCTCTTCCTGTCAACGGAAAAATCCATATCACGCACGAGCACCATCTTGTCATCAAGATATAATGCGCCTTCTAAGGCATCACAAAGCAGCTTATGCGTATTGTTCATATCGCGCCTTCGGCCGTCGGGCCAAAAAGCAACAACCTCCAGCACAATCTTTTCTTGCGGTTCAGGCACGCGCCAGCCTTCCCGATGTGCCAAAGCATTAGCAATATAATACGCCTCTTCCTTCCAGGCTCTTGCCAATGGCGTAAGCACACGGTTCCGGCGTCCCATCACATTGAAGTTTTTATAGCAATGATTGACGCTAGGCGGTATGGTCAATATTAAATTCAATTTATTCATTCCGTCGCTTTGCTCCCTTCTTGCGCTTATAGTCATCCCTAAGCTCCATCTTCGCTCTGATATACCATTCGCAGGTTACAGCATTATAATATTTCTCCACGCTGATGATACGATAGTCAGGATGCTTTTGTTCAAAGTGTTTTTGCATGTCTTCGCAGTCTTCCGGCCAAAGAGTCAGCTGCTGGAATTGCTTACGACTTGTCTTGGTATCGCTTACAGATTCCAGCGGTTTAACAAGGTTACGGGATGAAGTGTATCTTTTGCGGCCTTTAGGATCTTTGCTAAGGTAACATACTAAAGCTTCAATTCCTCCATGCTCTGCCTGAATACGCTTGCTGTTCGCCCAACCATGTCCCCATGCCTTTTCGATAGCATCACGGTCTACGCCACGATTAATCAACAGATGATGATGCACTCTTCCCTTGCTGCTAACCTCGGTAACATAGATGTATTTCAATTCTTTGCCATTAGCCTTATATAATCTTTTCAATCTGCGCATATAATTACGCAGCCTTTTCTCTCCCTCTTCAGGTGTACCAGGCAGGTTATCATTGTCATAGCTTAAAGTCAGGTGTATATCTTTGCTGCCAAAATTGCTTTTGGCCAGCAGCCTAAAATATCTGCGTGCCTTTTTATCGTTAAGGTTCTTCTGTTTAGGAGTAGTTGCCTTCTGTCTGCCACTTCTGCAAGGTTTGTATTTGACATCAACGAAAGGAAATAAATCAATTTCAATGTAATCAGGCTTTTTGCTTTCACTGGTTCCCTGGCAGTAATATGTTTTTTCTCTTATGCCTATTCTCATTGCCATTGATTTATCCCCCTGATAATTGTTGTGGTCGCTTTGTTATTACTTACATACAAGCCCCAAAGGCCTCTGCGGACCTTCAAAAAACTTCTATTATATAATGAAGAAACCTGCGAGACAGAAAAGCCCCGCAGAATTTTTCTTCATTATATATGTTTAGCCCTTTGGCCAACATCTGTTCCGCCGCCATTCAGCAATGCGTTCATCGCGCATCATCCGGCATTCGCTCGCCGCCCGCACCTTTGCCTGGCGGTTCTTCTTTAAAACCGTTAGGATGAATTTGTATTTTTTATATGCGTCACATATACTGGCGCAGCCACAGCCACGCAGGTCGCAGCCTTTGCAAGGACAGTCGACTGTAATCCCATATACCTTCGTTCCGCCGAAGGCTCTTTCACTTCTCATCATTGTTCTCCAATAAATGCCAGACCAATTAACAGTACAATGAGCGTTATAGCAAAATTGATCGTGAAGTCATCCATGTAACATGCTCCTTCTTTTTTTCGCCGCAGAGCGCAGGCCGCACCATTGCGAAATACTTCTTCTTTGTTCTGCGCCATTTGCATTGCTTGTATATAATCGCTAGTTAAATATGAGCGAGGCAGCAGCTCTACGGCCTGCGCTCTGCAGCGGATATATTTGCTTTATTAAATTTTGCCGCCGAATCCACAACATAATTGTTGACTATTACTCTTGCCTCCCCAGCCAATAATCATAGCAATGCCAATCAATTATTCCTTCTTCCACACCCTCCCAATACATCTTCAAGCGAGCGCGCTTGTTGCGAAAGTATCTGTAAATCTCAGTCTTGCTCTTAAATGGTGACGTTTTAGCCCAGGGACAGGAATTGCAGATGTTATGAGTGGGATAATCCTTAAAACACTCAGCACATTCTTTTCTGCATTTCATTTGCCCTTCATGCTTCATTTTGCGCTTCCAAGCTTTAATATCACGCTCCATCATCCGGAAGCCGTGATTCTTCTTCTTTCTGCCTTTCAACATAACTTGTTTACTCCCATCTGCGATTAATAACTACGCTTACATTGAGCTTTTTGCTGTCAGTGAATTTATTCGTTTTCTCATTCATTTTTATCTTTTGACTTCTCCTTTCACCAATAAACCATCTTTATGCGCCTGCCGTGCATTTTTAGCTATTTCGTTGCTGCTAAACGCAAGGCAGCTCGGGCAAATTATTACTTCTTGGCCATTCTTCAATATATAGCGATTGCAACTGCCATTCTTCTGCCCACATACGTGACATTGACGTTTCATGCTTTATCCCTCCCGAGCTTAATATGAACATAGCACATCGCAATGCACATTACAGCGATGGTACTGATTAAGCAGATCGCAAAATCAATAAGCATAATCTCCATAACTAACCCTCCTGCTCGAATTTTCCCAAGCGCTTGGCAATTTGGTTTTGACTCTGTGCCAGCGCACTGGCCAACGCCTTGCATACACCAGCGCCACGCTTGCCATCCTGGACCTTATCCAGATGCTCCAGCGGCTTATTGATGCCATTGAGCACCGCATCTTTCAGCTTGCGCGCTTTGCGATGCAGAACAAAATTAGATACCTGATGGCGCGCTTTTCTGCGAGCTTCTACAAGCAGATGTCCTCTGTAGCTGATGTGTTTATTGCGCAGCAAGCCATACATGCTACGTGCTACAGCATAATAATCAATCTTTTGCATAACCTTTCCCTTCCTCTTCCTCCCAAATTTCCATGACTGCACCGGCAAAGCGCTGGCAGGTTTCGTTTTCCGTTTCATTCAGCTGGTGCTTCTTAACCTGGATGCTGCGTTGGTATAATTGTTTGGCCAAAACATCCAGGCGGGTATCCTTAGCATTGAGCTTGCCATAATCAAACTGCACCACCAGCGCCATAGCCTGCAGCAAGACTTCCATGGTCTCAGCCGCTGCTTCCTTTGTTACTTTGATTTCGCGTGCAGCAGATACAGCTATTGCCTGAGCAGGCGCGATACCCTGTTTGGCACACTTAAAAGCAGCACGGCGTTTATTTTTACGAGCTATGCTACTCATTATGGCCTCCCATTTGGCGGATTTCCTCGCCGATGAGCTTGTACAGCTTCTTCAGCTCCTCTTTGGTCAGCGTCACGCCTTTGCCAGGCTTGCCGTTAGGGTTCCAGGTGCGCAGGTCATATTTTGTGTATTTCTCGTCCCAGATAACCACGTTCAGCTCCTTTGTGTAGCCGGAAGGGTTCTCGCTGAGAGCACCGATTCTTCTTTCTAACTTGAAATTAATCTGCATTGATTTCACTCCTTGTGTTTGTTATAATATATGTGATTTCACTTTTTACTTTTGTTTTCACTTTTGTGTGAACAACTCAATTCTTTTTCTCATATTTTTACTTCTTAGAGCATTGATACACCAATATCAATGCTCTTTTTCTTTTGTCCATGCCAGCGGTGCTCATTTACGCACCTCGATGGGAATCAGCACGATATCACCGACCTGAAGCGTGCCCTTGATATTGCTAATTTTGCGAGTATAATAGATAACCTCGTGGATGTCTCTGCGGTCGCCTTCGCTATCCATGACGCCGCCTACCAGGTGCCATAATGTATCGCCTTCGCCGGCAACAGTTTTTACTACGTATTTTTCTACCGGACGGCTGTAATCATACGCCGCCCAAATGCAGCAGGCTGCCAGCATGGCAAATAACACTTTTTTCATCATCGTTTCCCTCCTTTACACAACGCCCTTACGGATTTGCTCCAGACGGGCAAGGTAGCTATTGGCAGCATTAGCAGTGCGAATGCTGACCTTTGCCGGCTTAATCACCGGTGTATATTCAGTCATATGCTCATTGCACAGCTGCTCTAGCAGCTCATCAGCACGCTTCACGTTGATGCGCCAGCCGCCGATTTTTACGGCCGGCAGCTTGCCCTTGCGGCACATATCGTAGATGGTACCTACGCTGGCTGATACGTGTTTAGCGTAGTCTTTGATTGACATGTACAGTACCTCAGCCATCATGTCCCCTCCTTTCTTCCCTCACTTCTCCGCATCTATGCTATAATCAAGCTACAGGCAGGAGATGATTTGCATTGAAACGCGATATAAATTTAATGCGTCAGATCATGTTAGATTTGGAAGCATTGCCGTGCATCCACACCAACATATCCGAGATTTAGCTCGATAGAAATCTTGATGATTACCAAACAATTGCTCTACATGTAAAGCTACTAGCTGACAGCAATTATTTGGAATTAGGAAACTGTTTACTGGGATACGATTTTGAGAATTGGTATATCAATCGCATCACCAATGACGGATATACATTTTTAGAATATGTCAGAAACGACACAATCTGGAATACATTGCGACCAAAGCTTACAGCTTTAGGTTCTATCGCACTTAGGATTGTGGAACCGTTAGCAACGGACGTCATTCGAGCTTTATGATTACCCATTGTCCAGTCAGACGATAGATAACCAACGAACAAACAATGCCTAGATCTGTTGTACTGAATTTATGCAACATCAACAGTTTTATAATCTCTGTAGCAATGCTATTGAGGTCACTGGTCAGCAGGCGCGGACCGCCCGGAGTTTTTATATTTTCCAGCTGTACTTTTTTTAATTCTTCTTGAATTGACATAAGCACAGCTAATTCTGTTTCCTTGTCCATCATCCTCCACCTCCCTTCTTCCTCAGCTCCTGCACCAGCGCCGCGTCCAGTGCTAATCTGCAAATAAATCTTTAACGCTTATATCCAAAACATCGGCTAAACGCTTTAAAGTACTTAACTTTACATCGCCGCCATTTTCGATAGCAGGAATTGTTCGATATTGCAAACCTGCTTTTTTAGCAAGCTGGTATCTTGATACACCTTTAGCTTCTCTGATTTCTTTCAGCCTTAACATTTAACGCACCTCCACAACATATTCGTATTTGACCATTTGACATTACACAAGATGTTGTATTATAATGCTAGTGTAGTAGATGAACTGTTTTTCACTCTCAAATTCTCTACTAGACTCTGGACAGGAAGGAGGTGACGGTAATGAATACTTCAAACCATTTCTTTAAAACCGCTCAAGTTTGCCAAAACGGTCATCTAAGAAATAGCGATACTAGCACACACGCTGCTAAAAATGAGATTTTTTGTTCAATATGTGGTGCCGAAGTCATTTCTGCTTGCCCACATTGTGGTAGCCAGCTTCGCGGTGCCTACTATATGAATAAGCCAATTTATTCCGGTACTATGTGTAATGTGTCGGAAGAAAGAAAATTCTCATCACATATTTCTGGCTATAAAGATGTTAAGATTTCCAATACAGTAGATGTTCCAGCTTACTGTCATAATTGCGGTAAGCCATATCCTTGGACTGAAGCTACTCTGCAAACCGCCGAACACATCATTGACATGTTGGACGACTTGACCGAAGACCAGAAAAAACAGTTAGTAGATTTTATACCAGACATCATTGTGGAAACTCCCCAGTCTCGTTATGCTGCGCTGGTCTACGCTAAGTTTCTTGACGGCCTTCAAGGTCTTGCTGTTGATTGCTTCAAGGATTGGTGCCAGAAAAACGTATTTCCTACGCTTTTGGTCCTGCTGAATATGCAGAAGCAATAATGTAAAAGCTGACATATCAGGGCACTTCTGAAAGCTGCAATTATATGGGCGCTTCATCAACCAGCAGTCGCACATATTGGCCAGTTTCTTGCCACATTTATTGCAGAAGTTCCCTTTTTTGACGACCTTTCCGCAATGCGGGCAGGTTGTCATTTTTTTATCCTGCACTCTTCTCACCCTCCCTTCCTCAGCTCCTGCACCAGCGCCAGCAGCTCATTCAGATACTCCAGCTTATTCCAGCCTTCCAGTTCGCAGACCATGAGGTCCATGCGGATGTCTGCCAGCAGGCGCAGTTTCATTTTTTCCCGCGCCAGACGATTAAATGCTTGGCGCGTTGCCGGTGTGTCCGGCGTAAACTGTATGCTCATTATTGCCCTTGCTCTTCCTCCCACCAGCTGGCGCGCTGAGCCTTTACTGCCTCGAAGGTCTTTCTGTAAAGGTTGGCTCTCTTTTGCCAAAACTCAACGGCAGAAGCACAGCGCAGCTTTTCGCATCCCAGCGCTTCCTCTTCGGCTTCCTGCGCTTTGGATAACAAAGCCATAGTGCAGGCCGAAACTTCATCAAGGGTAAGCTCAAGTTTCATTTCATTACCTCCCTACCGCCAGCGCCACTTAGTAAGCCGACTGTTTTTCTTGCATTTTTGCAAGTTTATTGTCAAAAAAAATAAGCAAGAATTTCTCATCATTCAGACACAATACATCTCTAATGACCTGCAATTCGTTGCGATAAAATTCGCTTTTACCAGTCATTTTTCTGTAGAGAGTTGCATTATTAACGCCAATTCTCGACGCAAGTTCTTCTAAAGTCACTCCATGACGGGTGCACTCTGCTTTTAATTCGGGAATATTCGTAGCCATTTCCATCACCCCTTTCTTGCATTTCTGCAAGTTCATAATAACATTTTCGGAAGCTTATGTCAACACTTTTTGCAAGTTTTTATTGCATTTTTGCAAGGTTGACTGTATACTATAAGCAGAAAGAGGTGTTTCCATGAATATAAAAGATATCATAAAACAAAAACGCTTAGAATGCGGTTATACAATGAAAGAATTAGCTGAAAAAGTCGGAGTAAGTGAAGCAACTGTTTCTAGATGGGAATCTGGAAATCTTGCAACAATGAAGCATACTAAAATCATGCTATTGGCCAAAGCTCTCAAAATATCGCCAGCTATGCTTTTTGATGCTCCAGCGTCCCCCTCTCTCTCCCTCACCCAGCAGGAAGAAACACACATAAAAAAATACCGCCAGCTGGATGCTGACGGCAAGGAAGAAATTGACGATTT